GAAGTCGATTTAACAACAATTGTCCCTTCAGTTTCTAGTTCCACCGGTGCTATTGCAGGTTACTTTCTATGGGGTCCTGCTCAAAAAATTACAGTAGTTCCTGATGAAATTTCATTAGTAAACAGATTTACTGGCGGTCAAGGTCCAGATTCTAACTCTGCTGTTGTGTTCTTTACAGCTGCAAGTTTCTTAGCATATGGTAACGACTTGCGTGTTGTTCGTACAGTAGGTTCAAATGCAAACAATGCTATTGCTAACTCATTAGCAACACCTGTTCAAATCAATAACGAAGATGTATTCCAAGCATTAGGATATGTTAGCTCCGGTAACGGCAACACATACGGTGCTTTCATGTCAAGATATCCAGGCGCTATTGGTAACTCAATTCAAGTTGACGTTTATGACTCAGGCAGTGCTGCTAACTTTGCAAATGCAACATTCACTTCAGGTGCTACAACTCGTTACTGGAGTTCAGTTGTAAATACACAACCTGGTACTTCTGCATATGCAGCTTCACAATCTGGTGCAAACGATGAGTTCCACATTGTTGTTTCTGATGCAGGTGGTTTATTCACAGGTATTAAAGGTACAATTCTAGAAACATATCCGTTCCTATCTAAAGCATCTGATGCTGCGGTTAACGGTGCTTCTAACTATTGGAAACAAGTTATATACAATAACTCTAAGTACATTCACGCTGTTGATGCAGTTGACTATTCTAACACTCGTACTACATGGGGCAAAACAGCTTACGGTACTACATTTGCAAGAATTGGTAATGCACCATTAGGCAACACTACAATTGCATTGTCACTAGGTACTGATGATTCTGGTACAGATGCACCATTAGAAACAGGTTGGGGTCTATTTGCTAACAAAGAAACTACTGACATTTCATTGGTGTTAACTGCTGCTGAAGACGTAACAGTACAACAATATGTTATCGACAACATTGTTAATAACCGTCTAGATTGCGTGGCGTTCTTATCTCCACCACAATCTGCTGTTGTTAACCAAGCAGGTAACGAATCTGCAAACATTCTAACATGGTTAGGTCAACTTGCTCGTTCAACATCTTATGCAGTTGTTGATTCTGGTTGGAAGTATATGTACGACAAGTACAATCAAACTTATCGTTGGATCCCATTGAATGGTGATATTGCTGGTCTATGCGTACACACAGACCAAGTAAGAGACCCATGGTTCTCTCCAGCAGGCTTCAACCGTGGTCAAATTAAGAATGCTGTCAAACTAGCATGGAATCCATCTAAGACATATAGAGATATTCTATACACTAACGGTGTGAATCCAGTTGTTACATTCCCTGGCAATGGTACAGTATTGTTTGGTGATAAGACATTGCAGGCAAAACCATCTGCGTTTGACCGTATCAACGTTCGCCGTTTGTTTATTGTGCTTGAGAAAGCAATTTCTAAGGCTGCACAATATTCACTATTCGAATTGAACGATACATTCACTCGTGCTCAGTTTGTTGCTCTAGTAACTCCATTCTTGCGTGACGTACAAGGTCGCCGTGGTATTACAGACTTTAAAGTAGTTTGCGATACAACAAACAACACAGGATATGTAATCGATAATAACCAATTCGTTGGTGATATCTACATTAAACCTGCTCGTTCTATCAACTATATCCAGTTGAACTTTGTTGCCGTTGCTACTGGTGTTGACTTCTCAACAGTTGTTGGCAAGTTCTAATAAATAACAACGACACAAGGAGATAAAAAAATGGCTTTTAATGTAAATGAGTTTAGAGGAGCACTAACAGGAGACGGTGCTCGTCCAAATCTATTCAATGTACAATTAGCATTCCCTGGAAATATTTCACCTAACGGTGCATTTGCAGGACAACAAGTTCAATTCTTTGCTAAAGCAGCTCAACTACCAGGTTCAACAGTAGGTACAGTACCAATGTATTACTTTGGCCGTGAGTTGAAGTTTGCTGGTAACAGAACATTTGCAGACTGGACATTGCAAATTGTTAACGATGAGGACTTTAATATCCGTGCAGCACTAGAAGAATGGATGAACGGTATCAATGCACACCAACAAAACTTGCGTGATCCAAGTGCAGTTGGTCAATTGGGTTACACATCTGATGCTTTAGTGACACAGTTTGGTAAAGCAGGCGATGTATTGAAACAGTATAATTTTGTTGGATTATTTCCAGTTGATATTGCTCCAATCGATTTAGATTGGGGTACAAATGATTCTATTGAAGAATATTCAGTAACATTTGCATATCAATACTGGGAATCAGACACAACAAGTTAATATTATTACACTATATAAGAGGGACCACAAGGTCCTTCTTTTATGTTTTTTTGAATTGAAAATTAAATACTATGGCAGATAACAAATTTTCCCTTTTTGGCTTTACAATATCACGAAAGAAATCGGAAGACGATGCTCTCGTGGCTCAGTCGTTTTCGCCGCCTGCAAATGATGATGGCGCATTAACGATTACATCTGCGGCATACTACGGCACATATGTTGACCTAGATGGTACCGCAAAAAATGAAGTAGAATTAATATCACGTTACCGTGAAATGGCTATGCAGCCAGAAATAGAGTCAGCAATTGACGATATTGTTAACGAAGCAATTTGCCAAGATGATGACGGCAAAATCGTTAAGATTGTTATGGACGATTTGAAAGTCTCAGACAAAATCAAGAGCGCAATTAAAACAGAGTTTGGTACCATTGTTCGTTTGTTAAACTACAACAACATGGCACAAGATATCTTCCGTAGATGGTATATTGATGGTCGTATGTACTACCACATTATCATTGACCGTGATAATCCAATTGAAGGTATCAAAGAATTAAGATACATAGATCCAAGAAAACTACGCAAAGTACGTGAAATCAAAAAGAAAAAGGATGAACGTACCGGTGTAGATGCAATGATGGTCATCAACGAATACTATATTTTCAATGATAAAGTTGTCACTGGTTCTTCTTCCAATTTTGGTCCTGTTGGCGTTCGTATTACCACAGATTCTATTATATCTGTTGTTAGCGGTCTCATGGACTCTCGCCGTGCTGTCGTTCTTTCTTATCTTCACAAAGCTATTAAGCCTCTTAACCAATTACGAATGATTGAAGATGCGACAGTTATCTATCGTATCTCAAGAGCACCAGAACGCCGTATTTTTTACATTGACGTAGGTAACTTACCTAAGTTGAAAGCAGAACAGTACCTGCGTGACATCATGGTTAAGTATAAGAACAAGTTGGTGTATGATGCCAACACGGGTGAAGTCAGAGATGACCGCAAGTTCTTATCAATGATGGAAGATTTCTGGTTACCACGTAGAGAAGGTGGTAAAGGTACAGAGATTACTACATTACCAGGCGGACAAAACTTAGGCGAATTAGAAGATGTTAAGTATTTTGAACGTAAATTATATAAGGCTTTAAACGTACCTATTTCTCGTTTAGAACCAAATCAAGGTTTCTCTCTTGGTCGTGCATCTGAAGTTACTCGTGACGAACTTAAATTTGCTAAGTTTGTTGAACGTCAACGTAATAAGTTTGCAGACATTTTTGACCAAGCACTTCGTGTTCAATGCGTACTAAAAGGTATTTGTACCGCAGATGAGTGGAACGAATTCAAAGAACACATCTATTATGACTTCATCAAAGACAATAACTTCTCAGAATTAAAAGAAGCTGAGTTGATGAAAGAACGCCTAGGTTTATTAGGTGCAGTTGACCCATATACTGGTCGTTACTATTCTCAAGCATGGATTCAACGTAATGTATTGCGTATGAATGACGATGAAATTAAGAAGATGCAAGAAGAAATGGATGAAGAAAAAGAAATGGGTCTTGGTCTACCAGTTTCTGTTACTTCTCAAGTTGCGGCACAATCTATGATGCAACAAGTTGCGGCTGATCCAGAACAAGGTGGCACACCACCTGAACCGCAACAAGAAGATGAATCTGTACAGTCTACATTTTCTAGACTAAAACAGATACTATAAATAATTTAATTTGGAGAATGATATGAGCAGTGAAAAAGCAAAAGCAATTATTGATTATGCACAAAACGATTCAGGAAGTGAATTGCGTGATGCATTGTATGCTTCTATCCAAGATAGAGTGATGGCACATATTGAAGCCAAGAAGCAAGAGATTGCTCAAGGAATGTTAAATCAACAACAAGAAGTAGAAGTCGAAACAAGTGAAAACACTTAAAGATTTTATATCAACTAAAGAAGAACCATTACCAGAAGTAATGGAAGAATCAGTTGAGCCTGAATTTTTAGATGTAGAAGAATTGCCGTCTTTTATTGCAGAAGATAAGAAATCTGAAAAACATGATCCACCGGCCGTTTTAATAATGCGTAGGGTTGGTGTTAGACAGTATCCAAACAAACAGACAGTAGCGTTATATTACGTGGATAAAATTCATAAATATGTAACGGTGCCTTATAATAAGTCTCAACAGATAGTTTCTGTTTCAGAAGAAGAAGTTTCAGTTATTGAAAAACTGAAGTGGATTGTTGAGAACAAGAGTTCTTTGATTATTGATAGTAAGCAAATTTCTTTAGTACAAGCAAAATCAGTATTAAATGCTTACTCAAAATTAAATGAAAAGAACAGAGAAAAATTAGAAGTCATGGCAGAAAACAATATTACTGAAGCAATTGAATTTGCTCGCAGATTATTAAAATAGGATAAAAGATGGCAAACAAATTTACTTATCAAGTATTGAGAGATACCACAACAGATGCGGTTATTAAGTTAACAGGCACATTTGATGGTTCTTCAAACGAAGCCAACAATGTTCGTATTCAAGCAAACACTTTGAGTAATGCATTGGCAACAAACGGATATTTGGTCGCAAACAATCAAGGCGGTTCTGCAAACACAACATTATCAACATACAATTTACAATTGACTGGTTTAAAATATTATGTTAACTTCCCTGTATCTGGTACATTAGGTTCTGTTGAACTATTCTGGAACGGTGGTGGCACCACATCATCGGCACAATATGCAAACTCAGCAACTATTTTCCACCTACAAGGTCAAGGCGAGTTTGGTTTAGGTGAACAACTACCATCTATTACAAATAACTCAGTTGGCGGTAACGGAGATTTAGGTGTATATACTTCAGGTGGTTCAGCAAACTCTGCATATACTTTAATTATTTCTCTGCG